GAAACTACCCATCTACCATTCTGCCATCGCCAACCTTCAACCTCGGCGACCTCGGTTTCAGCGACGGTGGCTGGAATCCCGAAGGACTACAATACACCAACCGACCACGCCAAATGAAACTCGGAGGGCTTCGCAACGGCTGGCCTCACAGGGCGTTTTTCGTCCGCTCACGGCAGGTGTTCTTTCGCAACCTATACGGCCCAATAACCTCGGACGAGGCAACGCCACGAGCACCCACAGTCGTCATCAACGGCTCTACTCCAATTCACGGCATCCTCTCAGTCTCGGCTCGTCATGAACTCAACGCGCCCTGCCGAATCACGATTCGGATTTCATCGGTGGTCGGTCGGAGAGCAGGCGTCGCCAAAATCGGAGACACCGTTCAAGTCTATGCCGCTCCACGACGCTGGGCCAACCCACCACTAATCTTCACAGGCTTCGTCTCTGACCTTGAAGAGAACACAAACGAAGTGGTTCTAACCTGCCTTGACCCAATCGGGTTCCTCACCAACGAGCACATTCTCAACGACGAACTCCTCGTGAAAGGAGATGCCGCCTCGGTCATCAAGGGGATTATTGCTCAGTCGTCCTATGCACCCCCTATCGGGCGTATTAGCACCATAAGCAGGGTCTCCGTACCTTCGGGGCTGGCTCTCAAGGGCAAGACGCTTCTTGAGGCCGTACAGACCGTCCTCGGCTTCATCAATATCGCACCTACCCCCATGACCATTTATGCGGACGCCAAGGGCTACATTCATCTCCGTGAACTACCCGAGGTAGAAAACACCAACCTCACGCCACTCGTCGCAGGTCGGATGCCACGCACGGCGGTTCCACAAGACTTCTACCCGACCGGAGTTGAGAGGGTCAAGGGAGACCTTGACATATTCAATGTCATAACCGTGGAGAACCCGAGTGCAGGCGTCTCAATCACGGTCCCAGCCGAGACTGATGCTGATTATCCAAGACGACCCGTTCATCGTTTGGTCAAAGAGGACACGGTGTTGGACAACCGGCAAGCCGAGCAGTTCGCCCGCTTGATGTTGTCAAACAACGGACGGACTCAAGAGCAGTTCGTAGTGGAGGGACTGCCCGAGCGATTTGATGTGCGTGCTGGCGATGTCATGGAGTTCGCATCGGCGGCAGGTATTGCTGGACGCTACCGCATCTTCTCAGTAGGTTGGGAGTTCACACCCGAAGGGGCGCGTATGACGCTCACGGTGGGGCGTCAAAGTGCGAACCTCGTGGCGACCTTGCGGTTCGCTTCTCGGCTGTCCTTGTGAATGAAAAGGTGAGGCGCAGGGAGCGAGAACTTTGCCCTGTTGGGATTCTCGGTATGCGCCTCGGGGGCGAGCACAGGGAGCGAGAACTTGGCCCTGCACGGGATTCTCGGTATGTGCTCTAAGCATTCCCTCACCGCCTGTCCAACTCATCTCCCCACAGGTGTGTCTCAAACTGCGGTTCTTGGGCTGGCGGGTTCGGCTTGGGTCTGCTCTGATTAGTCCTATGGGCCACTCCTATATGAAGGTGTCGCTCAAAAGGGTTGGACCCCCGCCGACGGTTCACCTCTCTTCCCCCATGCACCAGCCCTTTATTTGGCCTTCACGGTGCACGGTTCGGGTGAGCGTGCGACGGGGTGGCCCCCAAGGGTTCCTTGTGCATGAAAGTGGAGATAGCGCCACCTCGCATCATCGTTGGTTTTTCACCTATCGCTAAACACATCGGTCCCTTAAGGGCCTGTCCTTGATTCCCCCCGACTCGCATCGGGAGGTGCTTCGGTCGGGGTTGTTGCCCCAACAATCTATCGTAGGGGTCTCCCCTATATTAAACTATCGGCCATCGGAACCTTTATATGAGTGTGGCCCCTCGGATGGAATACAAGGCCATGTGGGTGGAAGGCCCACCATCGCCCACCAGCGGCGACGAATGCGGGACCTCCCGCATATATGGCGGCAAAGACGCAACGCAACGGAAGAGGCAAACACCGCCAAACCGCAGAGGAGAGCACCGTGTCTTTGTCAATTAGGGGGTGTCGCACCCGACTGAAACATAGGCTCTGCGGCACCCCCGACCCCTTCTTAATTCAACAGGGTTTTCCCCAAAATCCGACATGAAGAAACACTCGGCATATAGGTTCTGAGCGTTCTCAAGGCCAAAAATCGCAAAAAGCCCCCATCATTAGCCCCCCTATGGGGGGCTACCCCTAATGATTGAATCCACTAACAACACTAACACACACACACAACAAACAAACTGTATGTATGAAAGAGGAGGGGGGTCGGTCTGCATCATTGTTAAGAGGGTGGGGGTGGGCTTGAGGTGAGCATGGCCCCCGATGTTGTCGTCCACCAATCCACCGAGTCGTCGTCCGACTTCCTGTTTGACGCCGCCGACATGCCTGTCCGATTGACCTTCCTGTCGTCCACAAAGGGACGCATGGAGTTCAGCGCTGAGGTGGACGGTGAACCCAAAGGCAAGGTCAATGTCCTGTCTCAGCACTCCATCGCTCGGCTTGCCAAAGCGTGCCTCAAGGACGATACTCTCAAAGAACAGTTCGTCGCAACGATGCTCAAGGCTGGCGTCATTCTACGAGAAGGCACCTATGTGGTTGCCACCATAGAAGACAAGACCACCGCTGAAATCACAGCGCTTGAGGGCGAGTCATCTACCTATGGCGAGATTGAGCCTGCGTCAATCGGCAAGTTCCTCGGCGAGCGATTCCTATTGGACCGAATCAACGAGATTCTACACAAGAGCCGTGAGACTCCATTCGTCGGCGATGATGCCAACCTGTTGCTCACCTTCCTCGTGTTCCTGTCCTGCAAGACGGACAACCCGCTCAACCTTGAGATGATTGGTCAGTCGGCAAGTGGGAAAACCTACATGACGCTAACCGCTCGCAACGGCTTTCCCAAGTCCATGATTATGGTTCTCGCTGGGGCCTCCAAGGAGGCGCTGAAATACGACTACGACGAGGTGGACGAGGACGGAAACTTCATCGTCAATGTGGACGGCCGTTGCATCGTTGTCTTGGAAAAGGACGAGTCATTCGCATTCATTCGCAAGATGAAGCCCATCATGTCGGGAGACGACACGGAACTCGTTTGGAAAACGCCCATCAAGAACGAGTTATCGGGTGAAATAGAGACGAGGGACTTCATCATCCGAGGTCGTCCATCGTTCATCACACTCACCACTCGCAACCCCAGCGAGCAGGAGCAAATCACTCGGCAACTCATCATGACTCCCGACACCACGGTTGAGAAGGTGAACGAGGTGGTCAAGAACGCTTTGCTGGCCAAGGCTCGCCCCGAGACCTTCAAGGTGCACCCCGACATCAAAATGCTTCAAGCGTCTATGCTCTCACTCAACCGCTATCGGGTTCGCAACATTTTCGCCCCGCTCATGGTGAACTTCTTCCCTGCTCGCAACGCTCAACACCAGCGGGACATCGGCAAGGTACTGTCCATCATTGACGCTGTGGCTCTGCTACATCAACACCAGCGTCCCGTGCAAAAGGACGAGAACGGAGACGAATACCTACTCGCTTCCATTGAGGATAATGTCATCGGACTCATGCTGTGCGACCTCGTTCTCCGAGCCAGCCTGTCGGGGGTTCCCGATGACACTTGGACCGTGTATCAGCAAATGACTGCCATGGAGGATGCAAAGCGTCCTCTCACCGAGGACAACATTCTCCAATGGCTGGGTATTCACGCCTTCACCATCAGCAAGAACGCACTCAAGGAGAAGCACCTTCCAACGCTTGAGGACGCTGGCCTCATTGAGGTCGCTCGTCGTGGCGGAGGGCGCGGTGGTGGCAAGAAATCATACCGCCTCGTCAAATCTCGCATCGGACTCATGGACGACTACGCCCTGTCTCCGTTGTTCGTTGAGGCGGCGGCCGCTAACCTTGGCGACCTTGTTCACGAGTTCGCAGACATTCTCGCCGAGGCTGAACCAGCCGAGCACATGTTCCCACTCAAGGCCAAGGACCAATCCCTTCTCCGCTCCATCGGTTGCCCGAGCAAGGAAGACTCCAAGGTGTGGCGCTCGTTGTTCCTGCCGTCCTACATGCGCCCTGCTGGACGCAATACACTCCTATGGGACATCGTAGGGAAGGACTCCAAACACCGTGATTCTCTATTCCAAGGCGATGCTTGGTTCAACGAAACAAGCGAAGCCACGAGCAAACTCACCAAGCGTCGTGAGGTCAAGGCGGCTATCAAAACTGCCTCGCAGTCCACCACTTTGGATAGCGATGACCTGTGGGAAGCGATGATGGATGCACACCTTTCTGGACTTGAAGACGATGTTTGACCTTCATATAGGTGGGGGGAGAAGTGGAGGATATGTCAGCAAAAAACCTGCCAGCCTCCGTGAAAAGCCGCCTACAACCCTTCATTGACAAGGGGATTCAAAACGGGATTTTCCAAGACGCACAACCTGTGATTGCCCTCTACCGCAAGAAAGCCAGCGAACTCCAAGACACCGTGAAAGAACTCGGTGGCATGAAGTCCAAGAACGCTCAAATGTTCGTGGCTAACTGCGTCATGACCGACCTCTCTGCCATGCTTCGGCAGAAGTCCTTCATGGTTCACCTTGATGTTTGGACCGTTGATTCCCGCATGACCCGCACCGGCCGAGCCATGGCCAATGTGTTCGGTCAAGTCATTGTTGAAGACGGCGACTCCACCATGGAAACCGCCCTGTTCAAGATGTCCCTTTGGGACGAGGACGCCGCACTTGCTGACGACCTCGTGGCTGGATGCAACTACAACGCATCCGTTTCGTGCCGCAACCTTGACGCAGAGGTCTTGGACCTCCGCCCACTCTCTGGCATGACCACCTTCACCGAAGAGGAATACGAACACGGCGACCGTGCTCAAGTCCTCAAGGACACCTACGACACCACGCCGATTGCCGAGTTGGAGAACGACATCTCCCGCAACCGCAACGACTACCGCATGGTTCAAGCAACGGTCTCCTACGCTGGCGTACAGACCTCCAAGACCGGCAACACCTTCGGGAAAATGCTACTCAAGGACGAGTCCACGATGACCATTGAGGCCATTGAAACAGGCGAGGGCTTGATGCTCAACGCCCTGTGCGACACCACCACCGCCAACCGCTTCGGCAAATACAGCGAGGTGCTTGCTCTCATCACCACTTCCATGTCCGAGCAATACGGACTCTCGGCCACCATTGAGTGTGCTGTGGGTCTTGTTGTGATTGCACCGCCCAAGGTTGAGGCTCCCAAGTCGGGAGACGAGGCCGAGGACAACGCATCGGACTACTTCAACAACGCTCCAACCATTGACCTTGACGACGACGAGGACGCATCGGAAGAGACCACGCAAGGCGAAGGACTGCCCGAAACTGAAAGCGAAGCCGAGGAGGCCGTTGAGTCTCCGCAGGCAGAAACCTCAGACGGGCCACAGGCCAAAGCCGACGGCGAGGGCTGGACCGAAGGCTCCGACGACGACGAATGGGACGATGATTGGGACTGAGGCAGAGCACGCTTCACCTTTTGCTCTGAAAAGCACAGCGTCGGCTACCCGTGAGGGCGCCGTGGGGGTTCCACCCTTTTCATCGCTGAGCGTTCCTCACCCACTTTCTCTTTGGGGCGGGGGTTTCGGGGGTTTCCCCCGTCCCTCCCATCATTATTGAGCGATGGCTTAATATAGGAGTGCACGCTACCACTATTCATGGCGAACAACCCAACCACCATCTTGCCGATGATACGACTTTCCCGTGAGGCTTCCAGCCTTGAAATCAAATGCCAATGTGGCGGTGTGATTCGCTGGGATGGCTCCTCCGATGTCCGCATCATCCGAGACATGACGCTCGCTGACTACGGCGGCGTGTGCGACGGATGTGGCTGGGAAGGTCGTTTGATGACAGCAGATGCCCGAGACAGCGACACCGAATGGTCCATTGACTACGACCCCGAAGGCATCTCCGCATTCTATCACTTGGAATCTGCGTGAGTGCCTTAAATAGGTGGGGAGTGAACACTTCTACATGGCACGCAAGAAGAAAGCACAAGCATATGCAGACCTCATCGCTTCCTGTGATACAGGAGAAGAAATGATTCGCCGACGACCTCGGCACATGAAAGTTCAAGGATTCAGCGGGTCGGGCAAGTCCACATTCGCTCTCACATTCTTTGCTCATCACGCCGCTCAAGTGGCTCCCGAAGCCGCTCTCATGTGCATCATTGACTGCGACCTTGAAGGACAAGCAGACCTCGTGGCTCGGGACGACCTCGTGCCACCCTCCATCCGTCCTCGTATTCTACGCAAGGTGTGCCGAACACCCGACGAAGTGGGAGACATGAGCCTCGCTTTCATTGACCTCATGCGACAGCATCAAGAGGAACACCCCGAGGGTGTCCGTGTCATGGTCATGGAGAACGAAGGTGCCTTCTACCTCGGTTGCCGTGAGCACTACGCATCAAGCGTCCACGGTATGTCCGAAGGTGAACTACTCCTCTCTCGCCAGCAGGAGGCAATCAGCCAAGGCAAGAAGACCCTACCTGCCTACGCAGAGGGTCAAATGCACGCCTACAAGGTGATTAACAAGTTGTTCTACTCACCCTACGAACGCCTCAAGATTGGTGGCGAAATGTTCGGCTACCACTTCATCAGCACCGTCCTACTCAAGACCAAGACGGAGAACTACGGAACGCCCAACGAGAGTCGTGTGATTCTTGCCGCTGGACGACCCGACATGACCGACCCCCTATTTGACTGGATAGTTGAGATGACTCAGCAACAACGCACCGTCAAGGGCGAGGTTGAATCTCGCCACTTCGCTCACATCAAGAAATCTCGTGCGTGCAAACCGTTCCGCCTTGAGAACCCGACGCAGGAACGCTTTTGGAAGGCCGTGGATAAGGCGTCTCAATGAGGTGTCGTTCATGAAGGTGCCATACTTATCAGCGTCTCGCCTAAAAACAGCACAGGCTTGCTCGTTGAAGTATCACTATCACTACGAAGTACCTAACGCCGATGCCGCCACACTCAAGGAACTCAACAACCACCGAGACTCAAGCCAAGCAGGCCGTCTCGGGAACAATGTGCACGACGCCTTGGAAGAATGGCGCCGCCCCGATGAGGACGGCAACACACCCAAGCCATCGTTCGGTCGCCTCATGAATCTCTACAAAGAAGTGAGTGCCACGCGTGAAGTGGACTTCGCCTTCTACGAGGACGGCAAGAAGATGCTCAAGCGCTGGTTTGACCGCCGTGGACGCGCCCCCGTGCGTGTTCTCAGCGTTGAACAGCAGTTCGGGTCCCCAAGTGCCCCCTATGTCCTTCAACGGACAGGAACCCCTGTTTATGGGTTCATTGACCTCGTGATTGAACACAAGGACGGAACGGTTGAACTCATTGACTACAAAACGCAACGACTTGACATCACGCAGGGCGAGGCCGACAACAATGTGCAAGCCGCCATCTACCTCTCGGTGGCTCGTGAGATATGGCCCGACCGACCGCTCATATTCACCTTTGACCTACAACGCCACGGCACCGTTTCAACGGTATGGACCGACGAGCGCTTGGAGACCTTCAAGGATTGGCTACATGGCCAATACGAGTCCATCCTATCCATTGACTCATCGGACACTCTCAAGGTCCCTGCAACCATCGGGAAGGGTTGTCAATGGTGTGGGTTCACCGACATTTGCCCCAAGGCTCAAAGCCTCATGCAAAACGGCGCTTGGGACATGATAAACCCGACCATGGGTTCCGACCTCAACGACCTACTCAACGAACTCGCCGTTATCAAGGCCAGCAACGCTATGCTCACCAAGCGCAAGAAGGCTATTGACGACCATATCAAGAACGAGGTGTTTGACCGAAGTATGCCGGTAGCAGACTGCAACGCTGAAACAGACGACTGGTCTGTTGAATGGCGAGAACAGAACCGACGCTCCTACATTCCAACCGAGGTTCAACGCCTCGTGCCTCCGACTGTGTTCGGGACCATGGTGTCGCTATCCAACGCCGCTGTGGACCGTGTGCTTCCTATTCTACCCGATGATGTGGCTGATGCCATCAAGCGAACTCAAATCGTGAAGCCTCAGCGAATGCTCATCATCAAGCCGAAGGAGAGCGGAGATGAAGAAAAAAACTGACGACGAAGTGCCATCATCCAAGTACGGAACTCGTCGCAAAGGACGCCTTGGAAAATCGGATGGAAGAAATGTTCGCCGTCTTTGGGCCGCCATGATTGAAGCCGGTGCCGTGTTCCCCGAAGGTGAGCCTATCGCCACGGGTGAGATTCTCACACTTCCCAGCCAACCATTTGAGATGAACCGTCTCA